TCTAAAAAATATTCTTTTGTAATCTTATGTCTCATTAAAACTGCTGAATTGTTTGAACGACCTCTTTGTGGATTTGTTTCCCACCATGCACCACTCTTACAACTAATCATTTGTTCGTCATTTGCACTAAACAAAGAAATCAATGCTGCTCTACGGATACCACCTGCCAATACTGCATCTGCAATATGACAAACCATATCATGTACTTCCAATGGAGATAATTTATCACCATCTTTTTTAGCATCTAAAATACCTTCCAATTTGATAAGACACTCTTTTAGTGGTTGAGGGCCTGGTGCTTTACCACCACTTGTAATTAATCGTGCACCTTTTGCTCTAATATCTCTAAAGTCAAATTGTGGTTTACTTCCACCAAAGAAATATGCTTTAACTAATACTGAAATTGAATCTGCCCATCCTTCAATACTATCTCCAATAAGAAATCTACGAGTTTTGTCTGCATTTGGTTTTCTAATTTCAGGTAAAGCATCAACATGATGTTTTTGAACTGAATAACCTACACCCGTTCCACCTAAAAGTAAGAACATAATTTCAGAAAATACTCTCCAATCATCAATCGGTGCGAATGCACAATTGTAAATTCTATTTGGTGACATTTCAATTGGTTTACCTGCGAACTGCATTGAACGCATTGAAGGTAAACACTTCTTATCATATACGAATTTGTAGTTATCTCTAATCTCTTGTTCTAATTGTGGATACTTTTTAATATGCATTTCCATATTTCTTGTAACCAATTCCTCCCACGTTTCTCTCCTTTGTAATTCGGGTCTGTACTTTGCGTACTTCATATAAACCGTAATTTCTGAAAGGATTTTGTTTGAAATGTCCATTTTGTTTGTAAATTTTTAATTTTAGTTAGTAAATATTTTTCCCTAAAAAGTGGGAAATGTAAAGATATATATGGACTGTAGTACAGTTATACTCCATTTTCTTTAGTAAATTTTAGGTTTTTTTCAAAAATATTTATTCACATTTTTTTTAATTTTTTTATACTTATCCCATATTCTCCACATACTTCTTATGTAGGAGTTTTTTCTCTAATCCTTCACCACTTTTACTATCTCTAGTCGATGCCATACCATCCACCGATGTTGCTGCAAACACATCCATTGTACCTGTAAAGGTATCAATTTTTGCAGGGAATGTTAAACCATCAGGACCAAATCTATTTTTGACAATGTGAATACGACCTGTGTTTGATAACTTATCTTTTGTTTTTCTACTAACTGACATAATGAAATCTGCAGTTTGCACTTTCTTATAAGAATCACCTACTGAATCTGCTCCAATAACTTCGTGGTCTATTGCTGCTCTATTGGTCTGTGTTGCTGTCCAAATCGGGATAAGTGTTTCACCACTTAAACCTCTTAACTCCTCATATATCCCACCTAATTCAGCATAAAGACCATCCCTGTTACCATTTCCACTCTTTAATAAATCTGCGTAGTCAATAATGATTAGTTTTGGTTTGAATCCGGTTTGTTTTATCTTTTCAATATGAGCTGCAATTGTTTTAGCAGATGCAAATTGTGGTGGATAATACTTAATACGAACTCTACCTGGAACTTGCTTTACCTTTCTGATAATCTCATCCTTTCTTTCTTTTTGGTCAGTTGTTGGAATACCTGTTAGAATTGTGATATATCTTTGTCCTACATAACTTTCTGATAATTCCAAAGTATAATGTATTACATCAATACCCTTTTCCAAAGCAGAACATGCTATTTTAGATAAGAACCAACTTTTACCGATACCCGATGGAGCCATTACTACACCTAATTCGCCGGGGCCTAAACCACCATCCATAAGTTCATCAATTACTGACCAACCCGTAGGACAAGAATCTCGTTTGACATTCTCTAATATACTTTCAAAATCTTCAATAAAATCTAAACCTAAATCAGATTCAACACCCACTTTGGATGCCTTCATCATTGTATCTATAATTTGTTCGTATTGTCCGTTTTTGAGTAAGTCTACTGATTTGAATAATGCTTCTTTAACTTTTTGGTTTTTACAAAATGTTAGATACTCCTTTTTTACATAAGGCATATCTTCACAACCAACCTGTAAGTAAACATTCTTCAATTGTTCTACTACAGTTAATTTCAATCCCTTATCCTCTATTGCGCCAACTTTAATCTTAAACACTTCCATTGTCGGAACTGTTCTATACTCATCAAAGTAATGTTGGACTTCACCTATAATCCATTGGTTTGCTTGAGATTCAAAAAATGCAGGTTTTGTAATTTCACCGACTTGTTCTAAAAATTTAACATCAGTGATAAGTGCAGCTACAACTTTAGATTGATAACCCTGGCCATATTTGACGAGTGTATCTACTTCTTGCATTACTTATCTTTTTTCTTTTTGCTTAATTGTTTTTCTGCGATTGTTTGTTCTTGTATTTCTACAACTTCTTCTACTTCTTTTTTAACAGGCCTTCTGTCTGCTTTCCACTCTGATTTTGGAATAAACTTCCATTCACTCGTTGCGTTGTAAGCTTCTTTATCACTTACTCTAATAATGTTTCCTGTTTTACTACTTTTAAGACACTTCATTGTTGACCTCCATGTTTTTATGTTATCTAATAACCATTAATAATTCTGATTCTCTTAATAGAAGGTATTTGTTACCACCTACTTTAATTTCTTGCCCTTGGTGATATGGTGGAAGGATTACTTCATCACCTACTTTTACACTCATTGGAATTGCTACACCTGATTGTGTGAATAGTCCATCACCTACTGCGTCTACTCTTGCTCTCTTTACATCTTCCGATTTTGCACTATCTGGAATAATAATCCCATATGCAGTTTGTGAGGCTTCTCCCTCTAATTCCGTTAAAAGAACTCTGTCTCCTAATGGTTTTGCTAATTTGTCTGCTGTTTTTGTCATAACTTTTTGTTTTTAAAATTTTGCTATATGTGAAAATGTTGATTGTAACCAGTCCAACACATTTGGGAAACCTTCTAATATTCTATTCTTCAAACCATACTTTAAGAAAGTTTGTTTGTCAAATTTGGTAGTAGGTTCGTTATATCTATCCATAATTTTCATACGGAGATTGCCACTAAATGTTGGTTCTGCTAACTGCATCAATTTACGATTTCTTTCGCAAATTTCCAAATTATCTAAGAATAATTCGTGTGCTTTTGATTTTTTTGTTAATGTGTTTACATAATTAACCATATCAGTGGTGTCAACTAATTGGTGTTCCATTAACATTGGAAACGCCTTAGTAATTGATTTAATACCCAATCCACTTATACCTTCAACATTGTCGGATTTGTCTCCGTCAATCATTCTGAAATTTATAAAATTATGTGGATGGATACCAAATTCCTCTACTACTTCTGGAATATTGTAAACTTTCTTTTTAGATGGTGAATATACACTCACATCTTTATTTACCAATTGAAGGAAATCCTTATCCGTACTCATTATCACAACCTTTTCGTTTTCTTGTCGTAGGGTTGTAGCAATATAAGCCATAACATCATCTGCTTCAATTCCATCATAAATCATAATGGAAACAGGTAATGATGAAAGTAGTTCACCTAATCCGGTCATTTGACGCTTCATAGATACACCTTCTTCTTCAGGGTTCATTTCAACGGATGCGGCACGATTCAATCTCATTTTGATTTTGTTCTTACCTCTCTCCGATTTGTAACCTGAATATATGTCTTTTCTACTTTGTGAACCACCTTTGCCGTCAAAAACAACGACAACTCTTGTAGGGTTAATTGTACGGATTGCAAAGCCGATACTTTTTAAAGTACCGACTATGCCTCCAATATGGTCTCCGTTATCATTAAGATTCGGAGCGGTTGACCAAGAACGAATGAAGGTATTAAGACCATCAATTACTAAGGTTTTAGAGTTGCGTTGCAAATCTCCAAATCCTTTATGTTCTTCATCTATTTCTTTTAGTATATCTAAATACTTTTTACTAATCTGACTCATTTGCTTCGTCCGTTGTTACTTCAACTTCATCCGAATTGGAATTGTTCTTATATTGCAATATTGCAGTCTCACAAATTCTTAAATAAATTTGCTCTTTAAGTTTCTCATCTTGTAACATTTTTGCAAAGTCTTTAGATTGAAACTTCATAACTTCTCCCGAATCAATATCAATGTATTCGTACCAAGCTCCTGCTTGCTTAAGGATTTTAGCGTCTTTCATAACTGCTAACCATCCACCATAATTATCAATACCTCTATCAAAGAAAATATCAAAGTCTGCATGTCTCAATGGTGGGCCCATTCTATTTTTAATAACCTGACAACGAACTTTAATACCTACGATTCTATCACCTTGTTTCAATTGTCCCATATTTTTCAATCTCAATCTAACTGAACTATGAAATGCTAATGCCTTACCACCCGATGTTGTCCATGGGTCACCAAACATTGCGTTCATCTTTTGTCTTAATTGGTTTGTGAATACAAGTGCAATTGACTGACGACCAATCATATTGGTAATCTTTCTCATTGCTTTGGAAATAATAATAGCTTTGTCCGTTGCGTAACCATCTTTGTCGTAATCAGCTTCCATCTCTTTCTTTGAAGATGCTGCTGCTACTGAGTCAACTACAATCGTAACTAATCTATCTTTGTCTCCTGTTCTAACCTTTTCAATAATTGTTTCACATGCTTCAAAAATACCTTCAACGGTATCAACTGAAACATATAATAACTTTGAAATATCTACTCCGATTGCTTCTAAGTATTCTCTACTTACGGCAGTTTCGGTATCAATCAATACGGCCACTCCACCTTTGCGTTGTGTTTCAGCAAGGAGATGGGCGGAGAGCAAAGATTTTCCACTTTGCTCTAAACCCGTAATCTCACTAATACGTCCAACAGGGAAGCCACCATAAGGTCTATTAGAGATTGCAACATCCAACATAGCATTACCAGTTGAAATCCAATCTTTAACATTGGTAGGGGCATCACCACCTTCATCATTTAGAAAGTAGGCAATCTTACCATCCTTATTTTGTTTGTTTAATGAATCAGCAAGAATACTTGCTAAATCCTCTTCTCTTTTGGCCATTGTAACCTAATTATTAATTGTTAAATAAATCATCAAATGCTGATGCTACATCATCCTTTTGTTTAGGAGCTTCTTCCTTTTCCCAAGGTAAGTCACCACTAATGTCCGATGTTCCACCTAAGTCAACCGATACACTTTTTTGTTGTGCTGCAGGTTGTATTTTTGGTTTTGGTGCTTCTAATTCTTCAACAATCTCATCATTAACTGCTGCTGATGGATTTAACCAATTTTCTAAAACTGACTTTAACTCTGCGTAAGATAACTCCTGATATAATTCAGTAATTTCTTTTTGACCATCTAACAATTGTTGGATAGTTTCCGGAGAGTCTGCTAATTTAGAAACTGCAGGTTTAACTCTGATTGTTGTTGTTGGATAAGATGCGTTAGATTCCTCTGCTGACATTACTTCCAATACGATATCTCTACCTGTGTTTGGGTCTGTAATATCTCCGTAATCAGGGTCAGCAATATATCCTAAGATATCTTGATAAACTGTCTTACCGAATCCCCAGAATTTTACTCCTTCTGATTCTTTACCTCTTACGATAACTGGTACAAAAGTTCTTAACTTTGGTTCCATTTTCTTACCTGCTTTCCAATCATCCGTATCACCTGTTCTCTTAAGTTTTTCTGCAAACTCAACGATAGGGTCAGGTCTACCAAATGACATTGGACTTAAATAAGTCTTGTTGTTAATGTTGTAGTGAAAGTAAAGTTCAATGAAAGGAATGTCTTTGTTGAACTTGTAAGGAACGATTCTCACTTGAGATTTTCCGTTTGCCGGTTTGAAAATTGAATCCGACTTTTTAGTGTTGTTTTGTAAAGAGCTAAATCTCTTTAGAGCCAATGAAATGTCCATTGTTTTTTTGTTTTTAAGGTTTAAAATTTGTTTTTAAAGTTGAGGTTTATATCGCGATATTCCTATATCTAAATATAACTTTTTCATCTTTTATTACTATAAATATACGACTATTTTTCCACATTACCAAATTTATTTTGGATAAAAAAGGTCATATATTTGTTTTTTTAATAATATGTTATTAGGTGCTTCCGACCTTTGTTGAAGATTTAGTCCTGATAAATATTCCATCAATTTTTGATTATTATCTAATTTTTTTTGAGTATCAGCTGAATAATAAAATTCATCGGTCATATTATTAATAAATTCATCAAAATTATCAAAAAATACTTCAAATCCTAATTCTTTTAATGTATTTTTAAAAATATCATTATGACCATGTACATATATAACATTTCTATAAAGTATAGGATATATTGTTTTTCTACTTAATGTATGATTAAAATATTCAAAAGAATTAATATCATCATTTAAACCAAAAAATGGTTCACATATTATGTTAAATTTAGTTCTAACATGCAACATTTGTGCTTTTTGTTGTGCATCATTTTGTTGATGAATATCTACTAATTCTGGTTCTAATTTTAGAGTTTTTAAATATTCAAAATTAATACCATTTTTTTCAGCATAATCATTATATATTTTATAATATCGATTTTCATCAAATGTATGAAAATTATGATATGATATAAAATTATTTGGATTAAATAATTGATTGTTATTTTTCAACATTGTTATTATCAAATCTCTATTTATTTTTCTATTATAATTTAAAAATAATAAATTTATATCTTTTGTATATTCTAATTTTTGCCAACCCGATAATGGGGCCGAATCTAATTTACATAAAGTTGCTGGTAGGTTTGCCGCAATTAATTTGTTTTGGTATTCATTTGGAAATTTTACTTTTAAAAAATCATTTACGTTTGAATTAAATGAATATATAAAAATTTTAAAACCAATTTTTAATGAATTTCTTATTATAAATTCAACAGGCCAGTTTTCTTTGAAATAAAATTCTTCATCACATTGTATAATAATATTATTATATGAATTTTTAATTTTATTTAATTCATTTACAACATTATGAAGTTCAGGTGATGTTGGTGAAAAAAATCTATTTATATCATTAAAATTAATACAATATGTATCAACTAAATCCGTATAAAAAAACTTATTAAAAAGTTCTATTCTATTTTCAAACATATATTATTTTTCTAAATTGGATATTTTTCTTTGTAAATAAAATACAGCTTTCTTTAAATCTTCTAGTTCTTTTTTAGGGTCTTTTTTACCTGCTCTTGCAACATATTTAACTACATTGAATAGATATGCATCTTTGTCTAATCCCCATGCTTCACATACTTTAATTACTTCGTATGGATTGTCTATTCCCCCATAGTGTTGAGGGCCATTTACCATCTCCTTTTCCTTGTGAATTGGTATTGCGTATTCGGGTGTTCCTGAAAATGAGTATTCTTCTTTACTAATCTTTGGTTTTGCTGGCATTACTATTTGTTTTGTTTTGTTTTTTGATTGCCACTCTCCCATTCGTTTATTTGAAATAGCAGGCGGTTTTGGCATTTGTGTCGAATAATCTCCGAATCCAAACATAATTTATTTTTTTATCTTTTCCAAATTTGATACCATTTTCTTTTAGGTGCAGGTTTACATAAACTAAATGGATTGTCTCCAAATGATGTTGTGCCTACATATTTTGATGAAAACATATTTAAAAATACTTCGTGATATTTTTCAGGTATCTTACTAAAATCAGCTTTTATTTCTACATTTAATTCAATTGCACCATCTTCAATGGTTATCAATTTTAGTGAATTGTAAGTTTCAACATATTG